GTACCCATCATGCCGTTCTTGAACTGCTTGCTGATGGTATCCGTTGGGTTAAACAGACCTTTCATGCCTTCAACCAGACCGGCGTTGGCAGCGGGGTTAACCGTTGCATAACGTGGGTTCATAACAGCAGCGTTTTCGTTCAGTTTCTGTTGAGCTTGCAACAGAACCAACGAAGAAGCTGGCGTTGTGCCTGGAGTGCCAACCGATGCGTAGATGTTCTTGTACGCATTGGCAACGTCAGCATCAATGCTGGAGGCCAACTGCGAGATACGCGGCTTGAGAACGCGCTCTGCAAAGTCATCCAACTGCATTGTCAATTCGGCAGAAGTGAAGTTCACGCCGATGTGCTTTTGGGTGCTGACCGTCAGGGTGGTGAACTGCTCGTTGTCGTCCTGAACTTGCAGGGCGGCACCGTCAGTTACCAGAGCGCGATCGGGCAGACGAATACGCAGGGTTGAACCGATCTTTGCGCCTTCAACAGCGAAAGAATCGTCGTACTGGCGGTTGACGTTACGGGTAAGAACCAGATTGTTTTCCAAGATCTCTAGGGCTTTCCTAGTGATCATGTCAATCGTAAGAATGCTATTTGACATGGTAATTCCTAAAATAAGTTAGCGATTCTGAGCTTGCCATTTCTTAATCTGACGCTGCCGTTCTGCTTCAATCCATTCCGAGGTAGACATCGTTTTAGTGGACCGTGGGTCCGTGGTGTCGTAACTTGGATTGCCTGAAGTTCTTGCAGTTACTGGACTAATAGGTGCGGGCGCGGAGGTAGTACGTTTGACAGGAACATCGTTGGCTATTTTAGCCTCAATGCGTCCAATCTCTTTGGCTTGCAAAATCGGGCTAAGACGGGAAATGCGGTCAGCTTCTTTTGGATTGGACCCGAGATAATAAGCTATATCAGGGCCAGCATCAGAGGCTTGAACTGCTTGCGCCATCACGGTCGTGATTTTGAGAGTCGGGTTGTACGCGACTTGTTCAAAGTCATCGTACTTAGATCGAGCCTCTTCTTCACGCTCGTGATATGCCTCAAGAATCTCCGTCTGTTGACGTTGCTGCTCACGCTGCTCAATTAGCTTGATTGCTTTGGCTTCTGCGTAAGCATCAACCGAATCAAACTGATCTACAGGCGGGACATCAACGGCAACTGGCGGCGGTGCTTGACGCTCACGCTCCCACTTTCGCTGTTCTCTTGCGAGACGTTTCTGGATTGCTGCATCAAGTTCCTCTTGCGAGAATGTCTTGGGCGCAACTTCCGGCGTATCTACAGGTTCTGGGGCCGCCGTGGCTTCCAGTTCCGGCGCGGGCGCTACTTCCGCTTCAGTCGCTACTACTTCTTCGGTCATTGTGAATCCTGAGATTCCCCGGTGAACCGCGCCGGTACGGTGATACTACATTAAGAAATTCTAAGAAACAAGGTAGGGCTTGAACCATTATCGGTAAAGCCCATGCAACGCCACGTTCCGGGTAGCGTGGTTGAATAAGTAACAAGGTTATACGTTCCTGACGGAATTAAATAAGACCCTGAAATGTCGTTGCCAGGGAAAATGGTCCCAAATGGAAAAGAAGTTGCGCGGGCAAAACAATATGTCCCAATAGCAAATGCAGTTGTTGGAATGGTAGGAGGCGAGCTTGTCCAAGTTAATCCGTTGCTGGTAAGTACGTTTCCTCCAGTTCCGGGCGCTACAAATGTCACCGATGTCAAACCGGGTCCGGTTCCTGGCGCAATCATCACCGCGTTAGGTATTGTCGTACTTGTGCCAGTCCCACCGCTAGTGATTGGAATAGGATTACCAGAATAAGTAACAGCCAAAGTCCCGGTTGAAGTAACCGGACTGCCGGTAACGGTAAAAGCGTCTGGCGTGGTCATCGCAACTGAAGTAACCGACCCAGTGCCAGAACTTCCCGTAGAAGCAGACAACGTGCCGCCAACAAAACTAAGGTTAGACCCAATTGTTACATTACTAAACCCACCGCTGCCGTTGCCGTACAAAATTGATGAGCCGCTTGTCAAACCACTGACGCTGCCAATACCAGGGATGTCATCGTAAGTGGCAATCGTAACGCCGCTAGAATCTTTAAGAACAAATTTGTACGTTAGCGTAGACGTTAACCAAACTTCGTTATCCAGTCGCCCTGCTGAGTTCAGCACAATTGGGTTGCTGTTGGCAGTTGACCCAGCAGCGGTCGTGTAAGTAGCAAGCGGCGTGGTTGTTCCAGCCGCGTAGGTGTACAACAACCCGCCCGTAAGCGGAACACCGCTGTTGCTGAAAAACTGCTGTGCAGCCCCGGCGACAGGAGATAAGTTAACTGGCATCTTCTTTTTCCTTAACTTCCTGCTGAATTGCGTTAATTAAATTCATTACCTCAACATACGGACGTTGGCCGAGATAATGCAAAATTGCGTTGATTAAATTAACTGACAGATTAGCTTTGTCCATGAGTAGGCCATGTAAGGTTAAAAGGATCGGCTTGCTGGGTGATGTCCCGCAGAGCTTGGCGATAGGTTGCCCATGCGGTTTTGTCAACGGGTGAGTCTGATAGCTGAGTCCAATCCGTGTCTTTCAACATCTGATTGCGCTGGGTACGGATCACTTGCCACTGGGTATCAACACGCGCTTGAAGTTCTTCCGCAGTCAAAGGCTCAACATCAACCAGACAGCACATCCCGTCATAAAAATGCGGAGCCGCAGACACTAGCTTTTCTGTTGCGTGGTCGTAGGGCTTCCACACCGTGATGACGTAGTAGCCCTCGGACTTGATCCAATCCAATGACGGCCCACGCTCACCGAAGGAGGTGTTGGGGAACCACTCGGTGTGGTCTTTGATGATGAGGTCTTGGTTAGCGAGTTGCATGGTTACCTCGTTGGGAATGCTGCGGTTGGCGTCGTAATGGTACGAGCGTATTTGGTAATCCGAACGTCTTGCAAGTATCCGTTCAATGCGCTGGTGCCAATTCTGTCTGCGCCAACATACAAAATACTAGTTTGGTTGAAGTTGTCCGTTACAGCACCGCCGCTTGTTGCTTCAAGAGACCCGTTTAGGTACAACTTTAAGTTTCCTGTGGCGCTACCTGATCGAACAACGGCAAAATAATACCAAGTACCAGTGGCTAAAGATGTCGACCCAGTAAGAACAGATGCAGTGTAACTAAATTGCAGTTTGTTTAAAACGGTGACGTTAACCGACCACCCAGTTGTTGCCGTTCCTTTGCTTATGATTCCATACGCAACACTAATTGCTGATAGATACACCCATCCTTCAATTGTAAAGTCACCAGTGCCAAGCTGAAGCTGTGGGTTGTCAATTGCCGTCAACCAATCGCCAGTACCGTCGTATTTCATGCTTGTTGGCGACCACTTAGACTGCGTGGTACTGGCTTGGGCATCACCAACCGTAATCACATCGTTCTGCGCGGCGGCGTCGTAGATTCCTGCGTTGGTCATGTTGAGCAGGAGACTGGTGCTAGAGGCCGCAAAACTTGTATTGACGTTTGTTGTGCTTGAGTAGCTTGCTGCGCTAGTTGATCCTGCGGTTGTTAACGGTGCGAGCGTGGGTGGGGTGAATGCTCCGGTGTAGACTGCTGTGCCTTTGATAATTCTAAAGTTGCTTAAATAGCCGTTAATCGGCGATACAGAAGTATTGTTATTTGTTGTTGCAATATTTAAGGCGGTGGCTGTTCCTGAAATATTGTTTGCGTCCGTAGCAGTTCCAGCGGCAGCACCATTGATGTAATAGGCCACCCCGCCTGAAGATGTGCTTGTTCTGACTATTGCAAAATGAGTCCAAGCATTTAATGAAATTGCAATTGTGGCTGCGGTTAAATCCCCAACCCCCGGAATTGAACCAAAAATAAAACCTGAAGAGTTTATTCCGAATTGGTATCCCGTGCCAGAAAATGTGCCGCCACAAATCCATTGTGTTGATGATCTAGCGTTTTGATATATCCAACCCTCAATAGTGTATGAGTTAGAGCCAAATTGCAAAACAGTAGTAGCGGTACCAGAGCTTAAATAATCCGTACTACCATTAAAGTACCCGCTCCCGCCATACAGCGCAGTGGTGTACGAGGCCGTTGGGGAGAACGGCTGGAATGCTTGGACGGTGGGGGTTCCCGTGCCAACAGTAATTGCGCTATTTAAAGATGAACCATCAACAAAACGGTTGTATCCGCAAGACAAAAAAATTGTGCTGCCTGAAGCGGTTAACGGAGTCGTTGGGGTTGAT